ACGAATCGCTCGCGCAATGTTGAAGAAGAGTTTTGCTGAAGCCAAGGAATTGGTTTTCAAGTCGCTCTACGCCAAGGCATCACTTGCTTTGGACGAGGCTCGTTACACCGTGGCTAATGCTATATTCAACGAAGCCAAGAAGCGTACCACCTACAGCGTTCCTGCTGGTGCTTCTGAAGAAGAATTCGCCAAGGCTCGTGCTGCCAATCCGTACCGTGTTCGGCTTAATCACCCTGGTACACCCGCTGGTGCTGTTGACAAGGCGGTTAAGGAAGAAGCCGAACTCGATGAGATGGCACAGACGGCTGAACGGAAAAAAGAAACAGACAGGGAAGAAGAAAAACTTACAGACACTCTAGCAAAAAGATCCAAAACATGGAGAGAGCATCCTGACAAGGGTTCAAGCGGCGAGCGTGATGCCGAACACGAATTCGACAAAGCAAGAGATGCTAGGTGGAAATCGCAAGAAACAGCAGATATGGAAAAGACCTCCAAAGATTTGTACGGCAAGGGCGGCAAGATAATCAAAAAGAACAAAGATAATTTGCTCAAAAAGCGTCCCACCTATGGTGGCAAGGCGGCAAAGAAGTGAAACTAATCACCGAAACAACCCAAAGCGTTCAATGGCTCACCGAAGAAAAGAACGGTCAGAAGCACTATTTCATTGAAGGCGTGTTCATGCAGTCGGAGATGAAGAACCGTAATGGTCGTATGTATCCTTCTGCCGTCATGGACAAAGAAGTTGATCGCTACAACACCGAATATGTAAAGCAGAATCGCGCAATGGGCGAACTTGGTCACCCTGAAGGACCAACGGTTAACCTTGAGCGCGTGTCACACATCATCAAGGACTTGCGTATAGAGGGAAATGACATCTACGGCAAGGCTAAGATTCTCGATACCCCATACGGAAAGATTGTCAAGAACCTCGTGGAAGAAGGAGCCAAACTTGGTGTTTCTTCCCGTGGCATGGGCAGTCTTAAAGAGCAGGGTGGAGTGAATGTTGTTCAGGAAGATTTCATGTTGGCGGCAGTTGATGTGGTTGCAGATCCGTCTGCACCCAACGCTTTCGTGAACGGAATCATGGAAGGTCGGGAATGGATTTGGAACAACGGGATTCTCAAGCCTGTTGTGATTGAGGAATACAAGAAAATCATTGAGAAAACACCGTCACGAAAACTAGAAGAACAAACGATGCGTTTGTTCGCGGACTTCATTTCAAAACTCTGAGTAGTCTACATATTTCCAACGAAGGAGATTCACAGTCATGGCAAGAGAAAATATCGAAGATGTCATCAAGAAGGTAATTCTGGGCGAAGGCTTTCTAGCCGAGACTGCACAGGATCCAGATCCAACTGAAGACGAGGACACCTCGGAAGAGGATGCCTCATCTGATGAGGGTTTTGAAGTCGAGGAAATCGACGAAGCCAAGTGCGACGACAAGGAAGAGGACGAAGACGAATCCGAGGACGAAGAGTCCGAAGAGGAAGAAGACGAACCCAAGGGCAAAAAGAAGATGCCAGCATTCCTCAAGGGCAAGTTTGGCAAGAAGGGCAAGACCGAAGTGGAAGAAGCCGTCTCCGACTACGTCAGCGAAAAATTGTACAAGACCGCCAACGGTAAGGGTGCAGCAATTGCTGCTCCTACTGGTGATGCCAGTGGTAAGAACAAGGGCACCATCAAAGCCAAGCCTTCTGCTGCCAAGGCTGAAACCAAGATTCCTAGCGTACAGGAAGACATTGCTGCCATGCTGACAGGCGAAGACCTTTCAGAAGAATTCAAGACTTCTGCTGCCACTCTGTTTGAGGCTCACCTCAACGAGCGCGTTCATCAGATCGAAGAAGAATTGAAGGGTCAATACGAAGATCTTCTTGAGCAGCACACCGTTGCTGTTACCGAAGAACTCGTTGAGCGCATTGACGATTACCTCAACTATGTGGTCGAAGAGTGGATGCAAGAGAACCGTCTCTCTGTAGAGAAGGGTCTTCGCACCGAGATCACCGAAAACTTTATCTCGAACCTCAAGGGACTCTTCACCGAGTCGTACATTGAAGTTCCTGAAGACAAACTCGACTTGTTTGAATCCACTGTTGATCAGGCGGAAGCCCTCGACAGCGAACTTCAAGGACAGGTCGAGAAGAACATGGAACTCTCAGAAGAAGTTGAGCAACTCAAGTGCGAGATCATCTTCCGCGAGATTTCCGAAGGAATGACTGATACTGAAGTTGAAAAACTTCGCCGTCTCGCAGAAGACCTAGAGTTTGATACGATTGAGCAGTTTGCCGAAAAGATTGGTGTTCTCTGCGAGAACATTGGATCCATCGGAACAGTAGCAGAAGAAGCATCATCGGAAGAAGGACTCGAAGAGTCCTACGAAGACGCTTCGGAAGCAACCCCGCTCGTTGAAGCGTATGTGCGCTCCATGAGCAAGTCACGAGAGTAAACCACAGTCACAGACTGTTTAACAGTTTCAAGGAGATACTAATATGGCAGAAGAAAAGTTTCTAACCGAGGCGGCTATCCGTAAGTGGAAGCCTGTTCTCGATCACAAGGACATGAGTCCTATAACGGACGCTCACAAGCGTGCAACAATGGCAACTCTTTTGGAGAACCAAGAGAAGGCAATCAAGGAGCAGATGCTCGTTGAAGCCAGCCCAGGCAACGCAGTTGGTGCAGGTATGTCCTCCACCATCAGCGGCAATGCTTCGATGCAGGGTTACGATCCAATTCTTATCCAATTGGTTCGTCGCGCCATGCCAAATCTCATGGCATACGACATTTGCGGCGTTCAGGCTATGTCGGCTCCGACAGGCTTGATCTTTGCAATGCGTACCAAGTACGGTGGACAGGCTGGTACCGAGGCTCTCTTCCAAGAGCCAATGTCCACATACAGCGGTTCGACCTTCGCTAACAGTAGCGGTGGTTCGGGTGCTGCTGCTGGTGGTGCAGCAGTAGGTAACACTGCTGCATTCGGCTCAAACATTGGTGTTGATCCGTTTGCTGGTTCACAGTTGGGCGATTCCACTCTTGTCAGTGGTATCACCACTGGTTCGGGTATTCGCACTTCCACTGGTGAAGGCGAAGCACCAAACGAGATGGCATTCAGTATCGAGCGCGTGGCTGTTCAGGCTGCAACTCGTATGCTTGCTGCTTCGTACAGCGTTGAACTTGCTCAGGATCTCAAGGCTGTTCACGGGCTTGATGCCGAGACGGAACTTGCGAACATCCTCAGCACGGAAATTCTTGCTGAAATCAACCGCGAAGTTGTCCGTACTGTGTACAAGACAGCCAAACTCGGTGCACAGCAGACCGATCTGTACTACAAGACTGTAGTTGGTGGTCTGTCCGCTGCTGGTTCGCCAGTCGGTGGCGTGTACGATCTCATTCAGGACTCAGATGGTCGTTGGAGTGCGGAAAAGTTCCGTGGTCTGATGTTCCAGATTGAGCGTGAGTGCAATCAGATCGCCAAGGATACCCGCCGTGGTAAGGGCAACTTCATCATCTGCTCCGCAGATGTTGCTTCTGCTCTCGCAATGGGCGGCTTCCTCAACATCAGCCCCGCGCTGAACACCTCTCTCGATGTTGACGACACGGGCAACACCTTCGCAGGTACGCTCAACGGCAAGATCAAGGTGTACATTGATCCGTATGTTGATCCGACTGGTACTGCTCCCAACTTCGTCTGCGTTGGATATAAGGGAAGCAGCCCGTATGATGCGGGTCTGTTCTACTGCCCCTATGTTCCGCTACAGATGATGCGCGCTGTTGATACCAGCACCTTCCAGCCCAAGATGGCATTCAAGACCCGCTACGGCATGGTTGCGAATCCTTTTGCGGAAGGTTCAACACAAGGATTGGGCAACATCAATGCTCGTAGTAATGTTTACTACCGCATCTTCCGTGTTGACAATCTTCACGGCGTTGCTTCGTAATACTTTACTAATAATAACAATAAAGATGGGGGAGAGGATCAAACCTCTCCCCTTTTCTTTTGCCTGTTATAAATACTCGTGATGTCACAACCATACGATTTCACAAGCATTGAAGACGGTATTCTTGATCGCTATCCACAGCACATGAATCCGTTGCTGCCCACATACTACCGATTCACTTTGGCTCGGCTACCCAAAGTCACCTACTTCTGTCAGAATGCGTCACTGCCGAGTGTAACTATGACCGAGGTTATCATGCCGACTCCGTTCATGCAGATCAAGCGTCCTTCTAAAATGGATTTTGACGAACTCGGCATTGGCTTTGTGGTGGACGAAAGCATGGGCAATTGGTTAGAAATATTCAATTGGATGCGGTCGGTGACCAATGTGGAAGACTACAAGGAATTTCGTCCTCCGAACACGCATGTCTGCACAGCAAATCTCGTCATTTTGAATTCCACCAAGAATCCCAAAATCAATGTGACATTTCATGATATCTTTCCAAAGAGTCTGAGTTCCATAGACTTCACATCCACCGTGATGGATCCTGAGCCGTTCGTTGCCAATGCCACATTCTCGTATCGCTCATACGACATTGAAATATTGTAATATTTTATTTTGATAGTTTGGCTTGACAGAATCTGATTATCGTGTATACTCCGTGGGTGGAGATTTTGCCATGACATTAGATGAAATAAGAAAAGAACTACAACGAGACACCACAGTGGATGGTACAATGCTGGATTTGGAATCGCTCAAGATTCCACAACTTCACGGCAAGTACTTGAACTTTCTTACTGATGAACGCCTAGCCCTTGCGAAACAAGAAGCCGAAGCCTCGGTTGTGTTGCGTGACAAGTGGGAGTATTACACAGGCAAGATGAGCGAAGATCAGATGCGCTCACGAGGATGGGAACCGTTCGCTCTGAAGATTCTACGAAACGATTTGGACATATATTTAAATTCCGATGCTGACATTACAAAAAGTCGTCAGCGTGTTTTGTTTCAAAAAGAAAAGATCTCACTCTTGGAAGAGATTGTGCGTGAACTCAATAATCGTCATTGGAAGATTCGTAACGCTATCGAATGGAGACGCTTTGTAAATGGACAGTAAATGGGAATCCCTGTTAGAAACCGATCCAGAGAACGAGGATCGTGACGGCATCTTTCTTGGAGATGTATGGAACATGGCTGCTCAACACAGCACTGATCCAAGCACACAGGTTGCTGCTGCATTGGTCACATGGCGTGGCGGTATTGTGTTGGCGGCATGGAATGAAGTTCCACCCGAACTAGAAGGCAAAGGATATCCCAAGTGCTTGAACACAAAGAATCTGTCCACAGAACACGCCGAGCGCAGAGTGTTATATAAAGCGGTCAACAACGGAATAGATGTGCAAGGCTTGCAGTTGTACGGAACATGGGTTGGATGCGCCGACTGCTGTCGTACTATTATACAATTAGGCATCAAGCGGGTGGTTACATTTCAGCGACTGCTTGAGCGCACACCGCCAAAATGGCAGGACTCGGTGCAACACGGTATACAAATGATGCGAGACAGCGGCGTTCAAGTGATTGGATGGACAGGTGCGATCCGCACACAACACAAGATTCGCTTTGGTGG